TTAATAAACGTGTCTATCTGGTCAGTAGACGTAAACGATCCTACCGTTGCCGGGAAGTCGTTCTCGCAATACCCCTTGATAGCTGACGAAAGCTGCGCGTAGTTCATGCTTATGCCATTGGTCCACGGGACATTACGCCCTTAGTTGCTGCGCCAGTACCACGCATTTTGATGCCGTCTTTTTTAACGTCATCTGCGGCAGGGTCGCCCATGCTTACACGCGGGGATACCGTTCTGTTGGTCATCTGCTTAGTGGTAAGCGTATTCGGATCAGCGGGTTTCTTCATCTTCATAGGACCTCCGGTCATTGAGTGCGGCTTTGCATACACAGCAGCCGAGCCGACTTCTTTGCCCATTAGCTTTTGTGAGAACTTGGCCATTATCGGCCTCTCGAACCAGATTTTTGGTTCATTGCGCGGGCTACATTACGTCCCATTTTTTTCATGTCGATGCTGGCAACGCCGCCCTTTTTCATGCCGTGCATCTTCTTTTCGTGAACCTTAACTTCGGCCTTAGCCACTTTTTTCATGTTGTCCATTTTAGACTCCTATGTAGTCGTAATCGTTACGTTGCTTACCAGACCGGGCGATACCAAATAGTTAGGTGTCAGCCCATCATCGTTAGAACTCGCCCCGCCTACAGGCCCCCACCCCCACTGAAACACCCTGCTACCGCCGCTAGGATCGCCATTAGCGTCTTCGGAAGTGCCCGGTGTCTGCGTTAGCTGTAGTCCGGTATATCCTGCCTGATAATAACTCAGGTCTGGCCGTGGGTCACGAACACCTTGTGGGTCACTAACTGGGTACATGCCCAAAGACAACTGTGGCTGATCTGGGTCCCAGCACGTAGGGCACACCAATAAGTTATACGTCTTTGTCTTGATAATCTCTTTACGCAGCACCGTCAGCTTGAAGCGGAACCCGCACCGATCACACTCGGCAATCGAGTTCTTGCCTGAAGCAAACTTATTGCCCATTACGCACCGCCAATAAACATCTGCCGTGGCACGAACCGAACTGCGGCACGGTCTTGATCTTCTGCGGCGGCTGTCGTCCAAGCCTCGTCGTACATGGCCTTGAGCATATCAATACGGCTAGCCGCTTCTGGAATCTTTAAGGACAAGTAGTACGTCAACCCCGCAACCAAACACGGCACGAAACGGAACGGCACGTCCATTGTGTAAGCTCCGCCGGTGCCGGCGTCTTGAATACGGCGCATGCGCCAGTACACAAACTGATATGTAGAAGCGCTGTCTGGGGTTGGCCATACCGTGATGCTCTGTTTCTGCACCAGCGATAACGCGGCTCCTGCGCTATGCGCGGCGGCTGTAGTGCTATCTTGCCCACGCACACAGTTGTATAAGTACGCCGGGGTAGTATCCGTTGCGGCCGCCGTCTCGTTGTACCCGATTAGCTCCGTGCCAATCTTAATGAACCCCGCAGTCGGCACGCCCGTTAAAGAAGTCACAGGAATGGTCGTGTCCGTTGCGCTAATAGCGGCCTGTACCGTACCCACTAAAGCAGACGTTCCGCCGGTCAAGCGCTGAATCCATACCTGAATAGGCCGGCCTTGCGTTAACTTGTTGGGGATCGTGGCGTAGGTAGATACGCTAATACGCGTTATGGTGAGGTCGGATTGGTTACTAGCGACGTTTGCATTGGTCCGAATAACATGGTCCAGAATATCAACAGTATCGTCAGGAAGTGCATAAGTCGGCTGTCCTTGGTTCAGTACAATCGTGTTCTGCTCAAACGTCCACATGTTAACGCCGCGATTAGCCCAGTCTGCAAACAGCAGATTAAGGGAGCGTCTGGCCGTGCGCAAGTGGTAGCCCGTACGCATCTCCGAGCCACAACGCTCAAACGCTTCTTCAACCGCTTCATTCAGGTCGATATTAAAAGTTGTGGCTCCAGAGGTCGTCATTTTTTCGCCATACGCATGTTGTCAATCAGGTTCGGATACGGCCTACCAGCAGCTTTAGCTGCCGCCTTAGCTGCCGATTTTTTGGCAGGGCTTAAAGGCGTGGATTTCTTTTTTGGGTTTGGCTTGTCCCATACAGCACCGCCCTTCGCATACTGCGTAAAGTCGGTGTCGTCACGGCGGGCTTTCTTCTTCCCGCCGGGCATTTTGGACGGAGCGATGTCGCCCATTCCGCGAGAGGACATCATTACTTTTTGCCCTTAGCCATACCGCCGCCGCACATCTTATTGCCGGCCATAACGATCTGCTTGCCTTTGGTTTTGCCTTTAACAGCAATACCGTCACGGCTAGGAGCCGCAGTTTTAACTTTGCCCATTGGGGTTGCACCGGGTGCGCTCTTAACTTTTGCCATTTTAGTATCTCCAGATTTAGTAAACTCTTTACCTACACTAGTGGGCACGCCCACCTTCTTTGCAAATTTAGGATTATGCGCCACGGCTTGCATGAACCGTTCTTGCTTTGCTGACTTAGCTGGCATCGTCCGCCCCTTGCTTACCTAACCAATCTTGTACAGTTTTGGTTTCGTAGATGCGGATTACCGACCATACGATTGAAATCAAAGCAGCGAGAGATGGCAGCATATCAATTAGCGTGCCGATTACTGTCAGAATGGACAACGCATCAGCTATGTTTTTTGCGGTTTCGTGGTGCTCAGTCATCTAACACTTCCATCTCTTTAGTGACGCCGCTTTGCGTGTCGGTTGGCCCTTCTCGTCCTTCATCGGACCGGGCATGCCGCTCATGCGAGCGCAGAATGATTTCTTACGTGGACCGCCTTCTGGCTGTGGAGCCTTCAGATTCGATCCCGTTGCTGCGTTGTACTTGGCACGACCTTTGGCAGTCAACCCCGCCCCCTGCTTAACGGGTAGCTTTTCACCACGACCGACAGCAAGGGATGGGGTTTTCTTAGCCATAGAACACCGTTACGGATGATGCGTCGCCAATATCGCAATATATGCCGTTCGAAAACAAGATTCCTTCACCGGGTATAGCTACGCTAAGACCGCCCGAATGATTAGTATCTAGCTCCAAACGTACAGTGCCACTTGCGGCTGAAGCATTGTCGTAAAACATAATGTGGTCAACGGGGCTGCCCCCTGACACTGTGAAAACTACGCCTTTCAAGCGTGTTCGCCCTGCATGCAACGCCGCACTAACGTTTGTGTGCGCTGACTCAACGTCTGTTTGCATCATAATAATCTCCTGAATGGTTAAACGGGGGCCGAAGCCCCCAGATTATTAGACGTTCTGCATACCAACGTAAGGATCAGTCACATAGTACGTGATCGTGCCGGAGCAAGGACCAGTACCAGCCGACGCGCCCGTAGCTGCGGTCAGATAGACCAACTCAGTCGTGGACATTGGAATGCCAAGCGAAGCGCCCGGCAGGGTAGCTGTGGCCAGCGAGGTTTGTGTACGAGTCGTAGGCTGCTCATTGACCAGACCAGCAGGAGTTGCTGTGCCGGTGGTATACAGCGTAAAGCCGAAGTCCAGCGTACCGGCCGTGGTCGAAGCCACTTGCGTAGTAACGGCTGTGATAACAGCGCCTGCTGGAAGAATTACGTTTTGGCCGCTAGCTGCATTTTTGACGTTGCCGGTTTGCGTAGCAATATCAGCGACGTACCATTGGGCGGTCATTAGGCCAGTGCCACAATATGCGGTGCGAGTTTGATCGCCGCCGCCCGAACGCCAAATACTCTGGGTAGTAGAAACTGCCATGATAGATTGTCCTCAACATGCGAGTTAAGTGCAAGCGATCTGCATGTTCGTCAGCCGGGGGCTGTTCGCAAGCACCGGAATACCCCGGTATTAGGTATCTTATACTATGCGCCGAGATGCGCGTCAAGCATATTTGAACGACCAATTCTTGTATGGACCACGGGTTAAAACCTTGCCCGATTTGAGCGCCCGATTGGCTGTCGGCGGCTTTATATTCAGCGCCTCCCGCAAGGCTAAGATACTAGAATAGGTTGTGATATTGCCCGCCGCGTCTGTAGCTACAACGGCTTTGCTCACCTTTTCCGCGTGATCTGGGCGCTGCTTGCCATACCAGAAGTTACCCTCACCAGATAACGTGGCCGATATTTTTGCTTTCACCGAAGCCGGAACAATATGCCTTTGCATTGACTTGCGCCGCTTAACTTTCTCTTCTTCTGTTTGAATTCTTAGTTTTGCCGCCGCTCCAATTCTGGCCTTAGCGTCCTCCGTGTGCGTAAATGTCTTCCCAAACATTGGATTTTTTTTACCAAACCACCCTGTGGTAGGGGCTGTAGCGTCTGTCGCAAGGTTGTAACAGTACTCTTTTCCAACATGTTCTTTTAACCAAACATTTTCTGCGGCAAGAATATCTGCCATTTCACTTAATTCTTCAACAATAACAAATGTAAACGCCTGTTCTTTATATTTCGCCCAAGCGGATTGTAAGTGTTTATTTGCGTGGGTTCCACGACGTAACATCCACCAATGAACTCGTTTGCGCCGAGTAAAATCTTCCGCGCTTCCAACATAAAACTTGTTATTAATTACGTTGATAATTTTATAAATTCCTCGCGCCATATCTTCTCCTAAGTAGTGTAGGGTAAGAATACACTAGATTAACAGATAACACAACACAAATAAAAGAAGGGGCCGAAGCCCCCTCATTTGCCTTATAAATCAAGGACTTAGCGTCAAGCGCCGACGCTTCCGTACATACCCAACGGATCCGACCAGCCGAAGCTGTATCTCTCACGAGCCTTGTAGCGAACGTTGCCCGTATCGAAGTCTCCATCCATTGAGTTAGCCATTGGCATACGAACAAAGTGCTTCATGCCGTTTGGAACGTCAGTGGTCAGGAACCATGCGTTTGTGTCGGTCAGGAAGTGGTTGATCGTATAGCCTTCTGGGATCGAGCCATTGTTTTTCAGAGCGTTGACATCGTTGTCATTGGTACCGACACGGAGTTCGGTTTCCAGCAGACGCGTTGCAACGAACTGCAAACTTGGTGGAACGATCAGCTTACGTGGTTTAGCAGCGATCAGCAGGCCACGCTCATCAGTCCATGCAGCGATTTGAATAACGGCGGCTTCAAGGGAAGTCTCGTTCAAGTCGGCTGCGGTTGATGGAATGTTGCTGTTGACGCCACCGTTAACCAGTGGGTGCGAAGCCGAGAACAGAGGCACGCCGTCACCGCCGTAATAAGCAGCGGTGTTGGTGAAGCCGTTGTTCAGGACGTTAGCTGCTTTAACTTGCTTGGTGTAAGCCATAGCGCGAGCCAGACCTTTGGTATAACGAGCCGACAGGCTGTCATACAGGTTATCTTCGACCGCTTCTTCAGTGATCGAGAAACCCAAGGCGATGGTTTCGTGGTTAAAGCGAGCAGTCCATGCTTCCTGCGCATTGTCATAAGCGATGGCAGAACCCTCGTTTTTGACAGGAGCGGCGGAGAAGCCCGACAGCTTTGTTTCTTCTTCGAACGAACGCTCGGAAGTCTCGGTTTCGTAGATTTCCTTGTGCTCTTCGCCGTAACGGGCGTACTCGAGGCCGAACAAAGCATTCAAGCCCGGGAGCAGTTCTTTAAGTAGTTGTGCGCGTGAAATAGCCATGATTTAGCTCCTTAGATGCCGACGGCGTTATTGTACGAATGGTAGCCAAAGTTCAGCTTAACGATGAACTCAACATAGGCACCAGCCGAGTTAGCGGTGTCAGGCACCACATCAACGATTCGCAATGGCAGGCTAGCAGTGGTTGCACCAGCAGCACTGTAGATACCAACTTTAGAATCGCCAGAAGTTGACGAACCTGTGTTCAACACCAAGCGGGCATTGCTGCCAACCATCGTTTGCCCCAGATAGGCAGGCAACAGGCCGGACGAAGTGTTGTTCACCGTAGTACCAGCAACGTTAACTGCTTTATACAGTTGGTCTGGATCATCAGCGATGAAAGCTACAATATTAGTAGCGCCAGAAACACCGGGCCAATACTGCGAGAACGTCAGTTGATTCGTGCTTGGGTTGATATAAGAACAGCCCAAGAACACACCAACAACACCAGCCAGAGGCGTAGCATCATCAGCAAGTGGGGAGTTCTCAATCGTGCCACCAGCTACCAGAGTAACCACGCCGCCATTATAGATAGCAGTGGTGTACGTAGTAGCGATAGGTAGTTGACGGGTTGCCCCGGCAAAAACCTGACCACCGATCAAATTGATCGGCTTCAGCCCGTAAGGGGCTGCAATAACAGGATAAGCCATATATAAGCTCCAATTAGATTATTTAACACCTTTGCCAAAGGACGTTGACGATTTCCGTTCACTAAAGAGCGGCATACGCGGGTCGCTTTGACGCATTAGGTTGTTGTCTACAGACTCCATCTGCATTTCCGCTTGGTTCTGGTAGTACGCATTACGCGCATCTACGAACTCAACAGGGGCTTTGCAAAGCATCAGTCCGCCGACTTCAACATTACCATTACTGTTTGCATGCAGCATAAGCTCGGCGTGGTCAGCGGCTTTAACCGGCTCCCAGCCTTCACGCATTTTCTTAGACACATTAGTCGCATCCGACTTACCTAAGATGTGCGTGGCTACCCAACGGAACTTGTAACCCGGCTCTGGAGTCGGATCAGGAAGCGTGCTAGGCGGCACATATACATACCTGCTTGTTTTTTCGCGTGTTGCTACGTCACGGGGGGTGCGGTTATCAGCCATTATTTGTCTCCAATTTAGCTACTTGCACAGCATATTGCTGCGGGGTTAGTCCGAATTTTTTAGCCAACGCAACTTGCGTTGCCGTTAAGCGTATTTTCCCTGCGCTCGTAGAACGGGCAGCAGGCGCAACAACGGTAGACGGTTTTCTGGCTGATTCACTAGGTTTTTTGTCTTCACTCTCACCGAATAGTTCGGGGAATTTAGACTTCATGCGACCATTAATTTGGTCGAAATATTCATCACCGCGAGGGTCAATGCCCCCGTTGACTAGTTTTTGGTGCAGCCCTAGAGCGTAGCTGGTGTATTCTTCAAACCCTGATGCCCCGAACCACTGGTTTTTTGCCTGCCAGCGCAGCGATTTCTCGTCCGGTTCAACCTGTTGGGGTTGTGATTGTGGTACTTGTACCTCAGAATAATCTTCTTGTAAAGGGGTGGCCTTATAATTTTTCACCTGCATCAGCCGCATCTTGGCTTCTGTCAGGGCCTCTTGGGCGGCAATAATGCCGTCCGTGTCAAACGCCTCTTGTGCATCCTTGTACTGGCGTCGTGCTGCGTCAAGCTGGGCTTGGGCTTCTTTGTTAGCCGTAGAAATGAACGCTTCCTGTCCAAAATTAACCGTCTGCTTGAGACGTTTATTCTCGTCGATCAGGTGTTGTGACAGCCGTTCTAGTTCTTGCTTTTCTCGTAACACAGCTTCTTTGACACGGCGCTCATCGTGCCGCGCATGTGTCAATTCTTTAATGCGAGTCTGTACCTTATCGGAATAGCTCTCAATCTCATCATCCGATGGATCGTCTACTTCTTTATCCAAAGGCTTACGACCACGGTCTTTTTCAGGCGTGTCGTCAATAATCTCAATCTCTACATCGCCCTCATCTTCGGCAACAGTTACTGTTTTGTTATCTTCTTGTTCATCGGGGAACTTGTAATCATCTGGCATTTATGGCTCCTTATGCGCGGGTTATCCCGCGGGGGTCTTGGACTACGGCATCTACTTGGTCATCATTAAGCAGACGAAACTCTTTGTTGTAAATCTTAAAACGGGTGCCTGAATAAGCGCGAACGAGCACGAAGTCACCTTTCTTACACCACGGACCCGATGGGAACTTGGTCGTGTCTTTGTACGCATCAGGGCCAACATCCACCACAAACAAAACGGTCGTTGAGTGCTCTTCCTGTTTCATGAACGGATCGGCTTTAACAATTACCGAGTCGTCGTATGTGTTAGACACGTCGGGCACTACGCACAGAATTTTCCAACCAGTTGCAGTAGGTAACGACTTAGCACGATCCTCAAGCGGGATGTCTTCGTCGGGCTTGTCTTTCGGTTGAATCATCTCCGGCATTTCAATGCCCGGAGGCAGTAACAGGTCACTCATCGCTCTTCTCCACTTTTTCAGCAAGGTCTAGTAAATAACGCTCTGCAAGGGCGAGACCTTGAATTACCCCGCATAGCTTTTGGTACTCTTCAAATGAGCGGCATGTGCCCCCCGCCAAGTCATCGGCGTAGTTGTTCATGTCGGTGCGTATTTGTTCGCGCAATACGCGTGCGAAGTTTTCGATCATTTAGGTGGTTGTCCTTTGTTATTTTGTTTAAAGGCGGCAATGTGTTTTAGAGCCGTTTGTTTTTCTTGCAGTTTTTGTTGCGCTTGGGTCTTGGCAATATCAATACCCATGCGGACACCATCACGTTCTTGCTGTGCTTCTGTCTTAGCTTTACTTTCTGCAATCTGTGCACCAACCTTGATTGAATTAAGCTCCAACGTACCTGTCATACGTTCGCGTTCGATGGCGAGCTTGTCCGCTTGTGCGGCTGCATCGAGCGTCATTTTCATTTCTTTGAGTTCCAAATCTTTTTGGCGCAGTTGCAAATCTTGCTGTTGCATCTGGATTACTGGGTCTTGCGCTTGTTGCTGCGCTTGCATTTGTGCTTGTTGCGCCTGACTCTGTTGCAGCACTTGGTGTGCGGCTTGAGCCATCATCTGCGACAAAGCAACTTCTACTTCTGGCGGAAGCTTTTCGTCTTCCGGCGGTAGTGCAATACCGAGCTGCTGTTCGATCTTTTGGCGGTACGCAAAACCAACGTGCTCGGCAATATGCGCCATCATGGCCGCTTGAATCAACGGAGCTTTCGGATTCTGCCCGATCAGTTGTGTAATTGTCGGGTCTTGCATAGCCGCAGTATGTACGCCGATATGCGCCTCGTGGTTCTGGTGCACAAACGCTTTGACCGGCTCACACTTAAAGATGTTCATGTTTTCGGTTACAGGGTCGCGTGGCTTCTGATCGTCCGGTAGTGGCACGAGTTTCTCCGCGTCTTTAATCCCCAGCACGTTCAACATGTTGCGATGTAGTTGTGGCAGGTCGTAGATGTCCGGTGCCATCTGCGCCATTTGAATAACCGCTTGGTACTGCACCACACGTTGTGACATGGTGGCGGCATTTGGGTCGGACACAGGAATAATGTCCACCAAGTCGTAGTCAGCCTTCTTAGCTTTACGGTTGCCGTACTCAGGGTCGTACGTGTAGTCGGGGTCTGTGTAGTCCCGAATGATATTTTTAAGCAGCTTAAGTTCTTGTTTAAGCGCAAAGTGCACACGCGCCTGCACAGCCGTCATCACTTTTAACTGGCGCTCAAGCAGTGCCAAGGTCGTACCGACCGGGGCCTGTGCCGACATATCCGACACGTTCATATCTGCGGTAGCTGCGAAGCGACGGCCTTCTTCTACGATGTTTTGCAACAGCGTATACAAAACTTGGCTTGGCTCTTTATATGGCAGCGGCAGAATACTGTCGCGGATATTGCCCGACGCAACGTCTACATCACGGAACTCCCCCGGACTAATCGGCGTGTCGTCGCCCTTAATACGCAGACCCCGCGCTTTAAGACCGCCCGGCAAATTGGAAAGAGTACCTGCGTCAACCAACTGGCGCATGAGCGACGTGGCCGACTTGGCAAATCCGCCAATGAGGTGGAATAGACCAAAGCCATAAGCGCCAAACCCGGGGATATACTGGTAGTGGACGAAGTGCTGACGCTTGAGTTTAAGTTCGTCGTCTTCGTTCCAGTTACGTCTGATGGACAGGACATCGTTGGTTCCTTTAATCAAAGTAACAACATACGGCAGCATGATGCCGGTCTCTTCGTCGTCAACTTCGTCTTCGAACCCTTCTAGGTTCAAGTCAACGTGGCACTCAAGCAAGGTGTAACGCTCGTCGTTTAAGTCACTAAAGCCAGTCTCTTTGTCCTTGGCTTTCTTAATGTTGTCTTCTTCGCGTGGTGGGTCCGGCAGGTCGAACTCTCGGTAGAACCCCGCTTGCTGTAACTTAATAATGTCGTTTTTAGTCTTGCGCATGACGTGCGTGACGCGATAGCACGTATCCAAGTCCGTTGTCCCGTAGGGCAGCAGAATGTCCTCGGCCGGCACAAACATCGACACCTGACGTCCCAAACTGGGATCAAAATAAACTTTCTTAAACGCTGACCCGGTGGCCGGCAGCGACCACAACATGCGCTCGTGCTCCGGGCGGAACTCTTTCATCTCCTCGGTCAGCTCAAAGTTCATATCCTCCTGCACACGGGCTGCGGCCTCCATCACCTCCGGCGTGTCGCGGCCAATAATCTTACTGCGCACCGGACCTTGGGCCGGGAACGTCTCCGTAATCGTCTCAGCCTGAAACCGCACCACCGCCTCGGTAATCATCGGGTGGAACACACCGCAGGCACCCGCCCACGGCTCGGTCCGCTCCTCCATCTGCAAGCCCAAGAGCTTTAGCCCCTCGGTGTAGGACTTCTCCCACTCCTTGCGGCTGTTCTTATCGTTGTCGATGTCCGACTCAAGGTCGTCTGCCATACTGGACATGGCGCTCTCGTCCATGTACTCGGCCAAGTTCGCATCAAAGTTCTCTGCCGTCTTCGGCTCTGGGCGCAGGCTGATCTCCATCCCGTCGATGCCAATGGTTACTTCTTCAGGATCGACGATCTCGATCTCCAAGTCCGGTTCACCTGCTGCTAATGCGTCGATGCCCATCGGGGTCTGGTACAACGCCTTGTCTATATTAGTTGCCATGATCTGCCTTTAATAGTATGCCGCTACTCGGGGACGACGGGACATTTGCTCGTCCTTCTCGTCCGTATTCAAAGAAATAAACCCGCCCTGCCGGAACCGTAGCAGTGCTTGGGTGGTCGTGTCTACAAAGTCATCGTGCTCGCCAACGGGGAAGGCAGCCATCTCCTCGATCACTTCCCGCGCCCAGCGCGTATCCGGTGCCCAAACTGTACCAGACGAAAATAGATCGGCCACAGCATTGAGCCTGACCATCTTATCGTTACCGCGACTCGGGCTAAACTCTTGGACAGGTATGCCCATCGCCCTAAACTCTTGGATGAGCGGCGCACCTGCCGCCTTTTTCTCCACAATGAACGCATCCGGGTCCCATTCCTTCCAGTGTTTAAACGCAGCCGCCTTCAGGTCAGGGAACGTCATCCGTTCTTTGAACGCGTCGAGCAAAATAATCTGCGCAGCATCGTTCTCGTCCTCATTGTAAAACACACCCCACGTCGTACAGGCCGAATAGTCCGAATTATTCTTAGTCTCGAACGCCGTGTCCCACGACTGAATAATATAGTCGCACTTCGGTGGGTCCTCGGGCTCCCAGACGCGCCAGTGTTTCCTTGAAACGATGGCCGATGTGTCTGAGGTAGGCTGCTGCATGTACTGCGCGTTCCAATATCGTGGGTCTAGCGCCGCTTTTGTTGATTTAAGCGTGGCCAACGGCCATTGTTCTGGCCATAACGACTTTTCTTTCTCGGTATCTTGGTTCAGTATGGCCGGCAACTCTACAATCTCCCACGGCTCGGCCTCGGGGTTGCGCGTCTGGTAGTCAATCAAGCGTCCGGTCAGGTCTAGCAGGCTCCATCGGGTCATAATGACGATAATCGCACCGCCCGGCATCAGTCGTTGCAGTGGACCCGTCTGAAACCACGACCAAGCCGTGTCAAACGCAAGGCGGCTGTTGGTTTTTACATCTTGTTCGGAATGGGGATCATCAATAACGAACAAGTCAGCACCACGACCAGCAAGAGCACCACCAACACCAGCAGCGTAGTACTGACCACCGGCGGATGTAGACCATTTTCCTGCTGCTTTTTGGTCGTCTGCCACTGCTGTCGCCGGAAAAAGGTCATAGTATTCCTCGGAATTGATTAGATTTCGCACCCGACGGCCAAAATCCTCGGACAAACCCGCAGTGTGGGTGCCCATAATGATCTTCTTCTCGGGGAATTTGCCTAGAAAGTATGCGGGGAACAGGTAAGACGAGAACTCAGACTTGCCCATACGTGGCGCAATATTAATAATGACCCGCTTTTTCTTGCCGGCAATCACGTCCTCGAAGATACGCGAGAGCTTTTTGTGGTGTGGCCCGATCTTAAAGCCCGGATAAACGTGCTGGGCAAACCCAAGCATCGTATCTTTGGCCACTTCTTTACCGGCGCGGGTGGCGCGTTCTTCCAGATCAGCTAGGAGTTCGGCCTTTTCTTTTGTCGAGAGCGTGGGCAGGATGGCCTGCAACGCTTTAATCTCCGCTGGGGTCAAGGAGGTCCTCGTCAGGTGTCTTGGCGTTAAGCTCTTCGATGTCTTGCAAATCTGTTACGTCGGTAATGTCTACGATCTGGGCGAAGCGGTTGAGCTTGTCTTTAATGCGCTGCTCGATCTCAGCGTCGGACATCTCCGTCTTCTTGACTTCGATCTTGTCGGTGAACAGACCGATCTCGGTTACCTTGCCTAAATAGCCCAAGGCTTTCAACCGTATATTAGCGCTGGGGTTGTTAGTCTCTTCGAGCAGCTTGGCCACCGCGTAGCCACGTAACTCTTTGGCCTGCTCAACAAACGCCCAATCGTAGGCTGTTAACATTCCAACAAGGTGCGCAACCGCAGCGGGGGTCTTAACTTGCGCCAAGGCGGTGTGGGTTGTTTCTGGTGCGGCACCGGCTACCACGGAAGTGAATGCTTTACGGGCAGCGTCAGCGCCTAGCTCGTCAGCAACGTCTTCATCATCTACCGCGCCCAAGCCTTTTAGCCATTCGGACGTTTTAACCTTGGCGTCAATAGCATCCGCCGTGCCTACCTTTTCAAGTGGCACAAACTCCGTTGGGGCTGGAAGCACCTCCGGCTCAAAATCAATCAAGTGGTCTAGCATGCGTAGGTCCTATTGCAACCTCGGTGAGCGTAATGTACACTTAAGTTTAGCGGGTGCGCAAGCATTTGCTTCTCCTTCAGTTGGGTTTATCCTAGCTTTGGTCCCGGACTCACAAGGTCTGGGATTTTTTTCGTCTGTGCAGTTGCTATTTTACTAACTGTGATTCCTTGGAATTTTTTAAAATTTACGGGGCAAGACTAAAAAATAATGAAGGGGGGTGGGTTCTGTGTTTTGCTTTAGTCTTAGCTTGCTGTAGTCTTGGATTGTCTAGTTGATAACACGAATTGCTGATTATGGTTACGAAACAGTGTTACATGGTGAGGCCGAGGGGGTCGTCAAAAAGGGGGCATGGGGGTACGGTGGGGTCGCCACAGAGCCGATTTCACCCCGATTTCAGGGTCACAGTGACCCGATTCTGTCGATCAAACGATGCCATCCGTATAATGGGTCTTGTCGATGGGGATTCGCCCCAAGGCACAATCAATTTCACAGGAGAATCACAATGACTAAAGCAAACAAGCAAGCAGCATTTAACACCCTGAACAAATTCGCTAATGCACGCGTTGCATTAATCGAGGGTTTGCAAAAGGCTGGCTATGCGACCGTCGAGGAGTGCAAGCCTATCGTCATCGAATGGGCGTGCTCTAAGACTGGCGGCGCGTTCAAAGAATCATCAACGGGCAAGGTCATGCTCGATAGCAGCCACGCCAAGTACGAAACGACCAAGACCGTAGTGCGCGATGTGATGCTAATGATCGAGGGCACTACGCGCCGCGCATCAAGTGCCAAGAAGGAAGTCGATCTGATCGAGGAAGCGATGAAGATCGTCGCCAAGATGACGCCAGCGCAGAAGAAGAAATTTCTGGCAGCGATGTAATTTTCGGGTCACCGTGACCCGTTTTTCTGGCGAGAGTTATGGGCAGGTTCTTGCCGGTGTTTCAAAACCTGTCAAATGCAACAAAGTTATGCACAAGTTATCCACATCTTGTGCGAGTTATCCACACACTTATCCACAGGAACCATCATGCAAAAACTACTCAACGCCTACCGCAACCTGCCTAGCCCATCGAACCGCGTCAAGCTGCAAACCTATCTCAACAAGCACATGATGGCCGTCTGCTTGGCGACGCCGGAAGATCAAGCCTTCCTCAAAGCCCACGAATTCAAACTCTAACCACAAGGAGAATCATCATGACTAAGACCTACGACATCTACCGCTTCTATCAAGACGACACCGCGTCTGAGCTAATCGCCAGCGACCTAACCCTCGAAGAAGCGCAAGCCCATTGCAAGCGCGAAGACACCCACGGCGAGGGCTGGTTCGACGGCTACGTCCCATCTAACTAAGGAGAACCATCATGCACCTACTCAACAAACAAGGGCAGCCCGTCAGTACGGGCGACACCGCGCGCACCCATCGCGGGGAGATCGTCATCGTCACAGGCTGGCAGGAACCGCAGCACATCAGTAGCAGCGGGAGAATCTACGTCATGAGTACCGACGGTCGCCAGCTACACCGCGAGTACTTCCCTGCGGTGTGCGGTATGGAATTCGGGTCACTGTGACCCGTTTTAATCACAAGGAGAACGCAATGCAATACAACACATTACTTGAAGCACAGATGGGCGAATACCCCGACAGCGTGGTGCTGTCCGACTCACAGATGTACGCCGCCCTAGCTGTAGCAACACCGGAGTGGGCAACAGATACCACGCCCGAAGCAGCCATCGAACAAGCCCGCGCACAGTGGGCGCGTAATGCCTTCCTGTATCGAGGCGGGGACACACAAGGGTTCTTCTATGCTTGCGTTAAGCGTGGAGATGGCACGTACAGGTACGTCGGGTTCAGGTACGGAACAGAGGGCTGCGAGTACGCATCGGCGTTCCACGGCATGACATACGCACCGGAAAGAGATTAAAACATTCATCCCAGAGATTAAAAAGTTTGTCCAAGGTATCCAGTGATTAAAGATTTTTGGACACTCAAGCGGACACTTATAACCCAAGCTGGGCGTGGGTATCCGCATTACTGGGTATATTTATATATCTATTTAAAAATACTTATATATATGGGGTAGTGTCCGTATAGGTATGTTCATGTTCTTTTGTTTGGACACTTTCCTTTTGTAGCTCTCCAAAATAGATAGTTCAGCACACCGTTTCTCGTACTACCCGCGCCAGTCATAGCTTATTCGGTGTCCAGATGACTGTCCGGTTTTCTTTAATCAGTGGACACTTTTTCCCAAAAGCAGTACAATCGTAAGACTAAAACAAAATACGGGTCACGGTGACCCGATATTTCACACAAGGAGAAGTAAAAATGCAAGACGCATACAATCGCCATGCCATGATTAAAAACATCCGCGAGGGTGTCCAAGCTATCCGCCATGTGTACTTCGGCGACTACCCACGCGAACATCAACGTGGCTGGCACGTTACGATGAGCAACAAGCATGACATTCACCCCGCCGTTTTCCAAGCCATCGACCTAGCACCGCCCCACGATTGGCATCAGCTAGTCCTTGAGTACCCATACATCAGCGAGTCAGACTCCACACGCTTGGCCTACACAAGAGATGACCGCGCTGGTATCGCTGACCGTCAGACCATCACAACCATAGGTAAATACTTGGCGCGGCACTTCGACCTGCCTGACCACATGATTCGGGAGATCGCAGCACTGTATTCGGGTGCTACCTGCAAGATACTCAACACCATGCCGGAAATGTTGGATGCTATTAAGAACGGGGCAAAGTCGTGCATGACCTTCAAGCACCGCGACGACAGCGATCACCCCTACCAAGCGTATGACCCCGCACTGGGCTGGTCGATGGCAGTGCGTATGGAAGGCACGGTATACCGAGCAAGGGCATTGATCTACACCGACGCTGATGCTACGGAAGACGCGTCTTACTTCGTGCGCTCTTACAACAAGGCCGACGACCCTAATTCGTACAGTCAACGCGATGACCTGCTCGAAGCATGGCTGAAGGGGCAGGGTATTGCCAAGCGCGATAGTTGGGACGGTGCAGTGCTGCGCTACATTGAGAAAGGCGATGAGTTCCTAGCGCCCTACCTCGACGGGATGGACAAGCATGTGACGGTGCATAAGCAACACAACAGGATGACGATCTGCAGCGAGGGCGAGTACGAGTTTGACCGACAGGACGGCAGACCGACCGACGTTTCAGGCGACTGCGAGTGTGCTAACTGCGGCGACAACTTCGACGAGGGTGACGGCTACTGGGCAGGCACGAACGGTGACGATCATATCTGTGAATATTGCCGCGACGAGCACTTTACCTACGCTTACACACGGCACGGCAACCAGTACTACATACCCAGCGACGATGTGGTGTACGTTTCGTCGCAACAGGAGTACTACCACGACCGTTACCTAGCCGACAACAATATCGTGCTGTGTATTGACACCGATGAATATGAGCACACCGACGACGCTGTGTATCTTACCCGTGAGTGTGAGTGGTACAGCAGCGACAGCGACGCGATTGTGTACTGCGAGTTCAGTTGCGAGTATGAGTTGCTTGATAACTGCGTCGAGCTACACGACGGTGACTGGGCGCACATCGACGACGTATGGCGCTGTGCTCACAGTGACAACTACTACCTGACCGACGTAGTTACCCCATACGAAACACCATGCGGCACGTATCTGACCGGGTACGGCTCAGGCGGTGCCGTGACGGCTGCGCGTTCGTTTGTGATGGGGGCTGGTGCGTTGGCCTTTGCTCAGGGCCGTAAAGGTCTGAGCAACAACCTCTCCGTGCAGCTCGACGAGGATTCGGACGACCGTGGCCACGAGCGCGTGATCCACCTCAAGGCCATTTTCGACGCAACCCGCGTACATTACAACGGCATGGCCCACGCGATGATCGCCATCGACACCGGCTTCACTCGCGCACCTGGCGGCGACATCTGATAGCCACCCTTGAGCCGAGAGGCTTGAGGGGCTTCAATATTCAACAGGAGAAACCACATGGCTTTCCGTCAATCTTATGAAGCTGCTTCTGGCAGCGTGCGTGGTGCTGTCACAGGCAGCGAGCCCGTGATTGTGCTGGCGCACTACACCATTCCAGCTGGCGTGGCAGTGAACGAACTGCTCCATGTACTCGGCCAGCCAGTCGGACAAAACCTCACGGCCAATCGTCCCGAGCTGCTGCCCGGTGCGCTGTTCGTCCATGATGGAGCCGACGTTAACGCCTTCGCGGATCAAGCCGATCTTGATCTTCGTATCGAACTGCGTGATACGCTTTTCAGTGCCTTCGAGGCGCTCGGTGCCCACGCGGGGCGCGCCTTGCAGCTTGGCCGTGATCAGCGTGGTGATCTCGTCGCCCTGGCCCTTTTGAAGCTCAGAGCGCTTGACGATGACAGATTTAGACCCCTCAGCGCCCATCATGCGCGAGAAGTATTGCCGCTCAGCACCTTGTTTGCCCACATAGTGAGACCATGCCTTGCGAGCGCCTGGGTCGGTCGGAAGGACCGGAGTCGTTGAAGCAGCCATGTTACCTCCTATGGTTTATGGCGTTGCTCACTCCTGCGAGCCAAGTGCGGAACCTGCGCAATCAGGGAATGCCAATCTTTACGGCCACCGGGGCGACTACAGAGAGTCGCGCCAAGCGGCCAGCTTTGGCCTCATGAAGAATGGTTATGCATATTTCTTCGGAGTCAACGCAAACCCGAACTGGAATTGAGAGCGTGATCTTTCGACCCGTTCTCAGGTCCACCGTCAGTTTCTTGTCGGCTGTGTTTTGCATGGCATCAGCGCAGCAAACGAGCGCGCTCCTCCGCCGACAGCGCGTCATACGCACGCTCAAAATCATCGCCGGATAGCGAAGCAAGCACCTGAGACGCCGACTTTGACCCGGGCGTTGCAGCGCTGGGAAGACCAGCGAGTGTTACAGGCGGTTTCGGCGGTGTTCTTTCCGGCGCTGGCTTGGCAGTTGCGTCTTTATCTGCTTGTGACTTGACAGTCACATTGCGCACAGATGCCACTGACCGATGCGCGGCGTCGATCATTTCGGCGAAGGACATGCCAGCGTTGTCGTCATCAGAAGCGATAACCTTCAACGCCGTGTCGAACTGTTTGCGGGCCTTGGCGTCGGTGGCGTAGTCAATTTCTGCTTTCGTCCTGGCCGCCAGCTTTTGCAGCTCGGCCTGCTGATACCGCTGCTGGCTTTGCGCATTTGCCTCGATCAGCGTTTCCGCTCTGATGCGTTCGGCTGCCAGGTCTTCAAGGCCTGCTGACACCTCAACATCAATTGCCGCATACGCATCTGCCTCCATTTCACCGTCAAGCAGTTTCGCAATGGCCTGCGCTTTCTGCGTCATCAGCGCATGGCGTTTGGCCTGATAGTCATCGGGGATGCGTGCAGCAAACTGGGC